TGTTCCAACTCCAAACGGATTTGGAAAAGATGCGTGGTCAATTCAAGATGGAAGAAAAGTATGTTGATCATTCCATCGCACAATTGGACGCCATCAAAGCAGCGTTTAACGAGCAAGCGGAAACCGCCAAATCGGCCGGTTGGTTTGTGGCGGCAATCAGTGCATTAGTTAGACCTGGCATCACTTGGGCGTTGTTTTTCATGTATGCCGCAGTCAAAGTTGCGGCGCTTTGCATTGCCTTTCAAACGAACGCCAGTTGGTCTGAAGTGTTGACGCAAACATGGGACGCTGACGATTTTGGTTTATTCAGTATGTGTATCTCATTTTGGTTTGTTGGCCGATCCATTGAGAAGTATGGCAAATGAACGAAGGCATCCAAATCGCCAAAACGTTGCTAGTCATCCCATTTGAGGGATGCGCAAAGCGTTTGCCCGATGGTCATGTGGCGGCTTACCCTGATCCTGGTAGCGGTGGCTATCCTTGGACCATAGGTTTTGGCACAACAGGTCCAGACGTTACACCAACAACCGTTTGGACAATGGCGGAATGCGAGAAACGGCTTGACGCTCACCTTCGACACTTTGCCATGGCACTCATTAAAGCATCGCCCACCATACTTTCCGCAGCGCCGCGCCGATTCGCCGCTGTCCTGTCATGGGTCTACAATTGTGGCTTGGGCAATTATCGGATTTCAACCTTTAAGCGACGCGTGGACGCCGGCGATTGGGCTGGCGCGCGAGAGGAGTGCGTAAAGTGGAACAAGGCACGCGGACGCGTCATGCGTGGCCTTGCAAGAAGACGCGAAGCCGAAGCCATGATGATGAGATAACGCCATGCTTGCACCGTTAAAAATTCCGCCAGGCGTATACCGGAACGGCACGAATTACCAAGCCGCGGGAAGGTATTGGGATTCAAATCTTGTGCGCTGGTACGAAGGAACGATGCGCCCGATTGGCGGGTGGGTGAAAGCGTCAGGTGATACGTTTTCAGGTTCAGCGCGCGGCATGTTCAGTTGGCGCGATAACGAATATGATCGTTGGCTTGCCGTTGGTACGCACTCAAAACTTTACGTTTGGAATGGCGGCAACTTCTATGACATCACGCCATCAGGTTACACAGTAGGACGTCAAAACTCATTCACGGGTTATGGGTACGGCGCTGCGAATTACGGTTTAGGCACTTATGGCACCAAGCGCACTGTTGGCGCTGAGTTGGACGCCACAACGTGGACGCTAGATAATTGGGGCGAATATCTTGTTGCTTGCGCTAATAGCGATGGCAAGTTGTACGAGTGGCAAAACAACGTTGGCTCGATTGCCGCTGCCATCACGAATGCGCCAACGGATAACACGGCACTTATTGTCACGCCAGAGCGCTATATGTTTGCGCTTGGCGCTGGCGGCAATCCGCGTTTAGTGCAATGGTCTGACCAGGAAGACAACACAACCTGGACGCCATCAGGATCAAATACCGCGGGATCGTTAGAACTTCAAACCAACGGGCGCATTTTGGCGGCTAAACGCGTGCGCGGTCAGGTGTTGATCTTGACCGAAACGGACGCTCATGTGATGAATTACCTTGGGCCACCATTGGTATATGGTCAAGAAAAGGTGGGTTCGTTTTGCGGTTTGATTGGTCCGCAAGCCGTTGCCGTGATTGAAGGCGGCGCTGTTTGGATGTCAGATAAATCGTTTTTCTTATTCAATGGCCAACTTCAACCATTGCCATGCAGCGTTGGCGATTATGTGTTTACCGACATCAACCTTGATCAAGTGGCGAAGATTTATTCGGGACACAATTCGGCTTTTGGTGAAGTGTGGTGGTTTTACCCGTCAGCAGATAGCAATGAGTGCAATCGCTATCTAATTTGGAATTACCGCGAAAACCATTGGGCGATTGGCGAATTGGCGAGAACATGCTGGACGGATGCCGGTGTGTTCACCAACCCGCTATCCGTTGGAACCGATGGGTTCCTGTATGAGCACGAAAACGGATGGACTAATAACGGCACGCCGATCACGTCCACGCGTTACGCCGAATCAGGTCCAGTTGAAATTGGCGCTGGTGATCGTTTCATGTCGGTCCGCCAAGTGCTGCCGGATGAAAAGTCACAAGGCCAAGTGAAGTTGACGTTTTACACGCAGTCAACACCAGAGTCTTCCTCCACAACGTATGGCCCTTACTCGATGCAGCCTTACACAAATGTAAGGTTCACAGGGCGCCAGGTAGCGATGCGCGTTGTTGGCAATGCTGATGCTGATTGGCGTGTCGGAACGATTCGTTTGGATGCTGTAGCGGGAAGCGGACGATGAGACTACCCAATCCGCCACAAGATTACTCGGCGCCGATTGAGCGCGAACGCAATCGAGCGATTGAAAGCGCTGATGCGTTGAATCTGAAGAAGTTGCAGGATGTCGAGTTTGTTGAGGGTGCGCGCTTGATTTTGCGCTCGCCCAATGGAACGCGGTATAGCATTACGGTTAGCAATCTTGGCGTGATCACTGCAACGTCAATTTAGAGGCAAAACATGGCAACGAAAGCAGACATTCAAACGCTCTATCAGCAAACGTTGAACCGCGCACCGCGTGACGATGAAGTCAATTGGTGGCTCATGTCCGCCAATGATCAAAAGTGGACGCCGGCGCAATTACGCGGAGCGTTTCTGCGCGATGCCATTCCAGAGCTTTACACGTCAACGCTTGGACGTTCGCCAAATCCTGATGAAGTGGCGTATTGGCAATGGGCGCAAGGCGAATTGGCATCACCCACTGCATTGCGGTCCGAGTTTATGCGTTCAGCGCAACCCGAAATAGCGATCAACGCCGCAAGGCAAGCCGGTGCCAATAGGCAAATGCAAGGCATCACGGCAACAGGTTTAGCGGGTCGCACTTATACGCCATTCACTGGCGATTACACGCGTTATGGCTTTGGCCCTGAATCGTTGCTATTTACCAACACTGGTCAAATAACGCCATACACACTACCGGAAGGTTCTAAGTGGCGAACACAAGCAAATCCTGAAGCATCACCATCCGATCAAACCGATCAAGTAACTAGCCAGGCGGCAAAAGATGCCGCTGCTGCAACGCAACAAGTAGCGCAAAACGTTGGTTCTTCAGTCACGCAAGGCGCAACTAATCAGCAACTTCAAACGACTGGCGGAACATCCACATCAACGGGTGGCTTGCTTGACATGGGCAAGGACAATTTCATTGATGATCGGTCAATTTTATCGACTGGCGGACCAGTGACAGACAGTCTTTTGAATGTTCAAACGCAACCCGTCATCCAGCAGCCCGTAGTCAATGAAACCATTGCAACGCAACCCGTTGTCAATCCTTACGATCAACAAGTCACGAGTTGGTATCAAGGTTTGCTAGGACGCGCGCCAACGCAAGCCGACTTAAATTATTGGGGTGGCGAATTAGCCAAAGGCATTGACGCTGGCGCGATTCAGGAAAGCATTGGCACATCACCCGAAGCCTTATTGAATCGTGAATATCGCATGTCGTTGGGTCGCACGCCAACGCAAGCCGATTACAACTATTGGCTTGGTGACGTGTATGGCCAAGGCACATCAATCGGTGACATCCGCCAAGCGATCAGATCATCACCTGAAGCGCAACTATTTTCTGGTTACAACACGGCAGCGCAAAACGTTCAACTTCAGCCTTATGACTTTTACTTGAATCAGTTGACGGGTGGCGCGCCAGTGCAAGGTTTATTGTCAACGATCAATCAACCGCAGTTTGTCAACAATGGACTGCTGGCGACATCATGAACGCCTTTGATGCCGCCAATTGGAAGCGGTGCATACCAATCATTGAATCCGCATTGCAATACAGCGGCGGCACGCATAATATCGACGATATTGAACGAGCAATCACCGCCAAGACGATGCAGTTTTGGCCAGGTGCGCAGTCAGCAGTCATCACAGAGATTCAGGTTTACCCTCGCCTCAAAGCGCTTCACTATTTCCTTGCTGGCGGGAACCTCGAAGAACTCGCGCGTATGCGTCCAATCATTGAGCATTGGGCCGAATCAATCGGATGTCAACGAGTCACGTTAGCCGGAAGACGAGGTTGGATTCGTTCGTTTTTGGCAGATGAAGGTTATCAAGAGAAATGGACGGTCATGTCCAAGGAGTTGAAGAAATGAGCAAAGGCGGCGGCGCAAGCGGAACAACCACCACAAGGATCGAGCCTGATCCAGAGTACAAACAAGCAGCGCTTCAAAACTATGCGTTTGCCCAACAAGTTGCACAGCAACCTTATCAGGCTTATGGAGGGCCAAGGATTGCAGGATTTACGCAACCGCAGCAAGAAGCTATGGCAGCGATCCGCCAGTCACCATTAAGTCTTGGCGAATCTATGCAGCAATTTTATAACCCGTATAACGAGCAAGTGATCGGGAATACGCTGCAAAACATCGAGAATCAACGATTGATGCAACAGCAACAAACCCGCGCGCAAGCCGCCAAAGCTGGCGCATACGGCGGAACGCGCCAAGCAGTGCAAGAAGCGTTGCAACAACAAGCGGCGCTGCAAACTGGCGCTCAAGCCGCGGCACAATTAGCGCAGCAAGGATTTGGCCAGGCAGCCGCGCTCGGTGCGCAAGATATTGGTTTGCGCCAACAAGCCGCAGCAGGACTGCAAGGTGTTGGCGCTCAACAGCAAGCCATGAATCAAGCCAATTTGGATTTGGCGTATCAAGACTTTTTACGCCAACAGCAATATCCACTTCAACAATTGCAAATTCTTCAACAGGGCCTCGGCCAAACAAATCTTGGTACGCAGCAAACATCACCGTACTTTCAAAACACGGGTGCATCAGTGCTTGGCGGTGCGCTCGCAGGATCGCAACTCGGACCGCTTCTTGGATTCACTGGCCCTTATGGCGCTATTGCCGGCGGTCTTCTTGGATTGTTGAGGTAAATCATGGCAACAAGTTTTGATTTCGCAAACCTTGGTGGGTTGCTTTTTGGCGGCGGCATGGAAGAAGATCCGCTGTCAAAGCTATTAAAAGCGCAAGCGCCAAACTTGCAAGCGCAAGCCGGTAGGCAAGGTGCGCTTCAAGCCGCGGCTGCGCTACTCCAAGCCGGTGCGCCATCAAGGATGCCAACCACACTTGGATCTGCGCTCGGTGCGGCGCTTCAAGCTGGACAAGCCGGCTATCAAGGTGCGCAGCAACAAGGATTGCAACGCATGATGTTGGCTTCGCAACTTCAGCAAATGCAGCGCAATCAGCAACAAGAGCAAGCATTCCGCCAAGCGATTCAAGGGCCAACACAGGCGCAGCAGTTTGCAGCGGCACAACAAGCGCTTGCACAAGGTGGCGGACCAACGCAAGCCGCGGCAGCGGCGCAAGAATCAGCGATGGCGCAACAACCTTTTGCGAATCTAACAAAAGAGCAACGCGCTTTGATTGCTTCAATGCCTTATGAAAAGGGCGTGGAGTATGCCGCCAAGCTAGCCGAAGAAGAATTTGGATCGCCGCAATCAGGCATTATTGGCGGTCAACCATCAACTTACGTTGTGAGTAAGCGCGGCAACATTCGCGTTCTTGACGTTAAGCCAACGCCGGATCAGACGCAAATTGATACAGGCGCGGAAATCTTGATCAGGGATAAAGGCACAGGAACCATTGTTCAGCGGATACCCAAAGCTATTGGACCTGCTGACCTTAAACGACTTGGGTTTGAAGAAGAACGCATTGGACTTGAAAAACAACGCGTTGGCCTTGAGCGCGCAGGACTTGGCCTTCGCCAGCAAGAATTTAACCGCGGTAATTATCAGATCAAAGAAACAGATCAAGGTTTGCAGTATGTACCTGTTACGCCTGGTGGGGCAGCGCTACCCGTTACAACGCCAACCGGAGAAATTGTCAAGGGTGGCGGAAC